ACATTAAATGGTCAAATAAAGAAGCAATGAAACATTCACAAGACGCAGTAAATAAAGCTTCAAAACATATCGGACAAGCTCAACAAAGAGCAGTTAGTATCTTTACATCAGATATGAAACAAGGTAAATATGATAATTTAGATTTATCAAAAAGTATAAATACTGGTAGAATGAAAGATTCAAGTTTATCTAAAAGAGATGTATTAAAAAATTTATATTATAATTTAAGAGATAGATTTAACAAATATGGAAAAAGAAAGAAATAATGCCTGCTAAATCAAAACAACAACAAAAATTTATGGGTATTGTGAAAACAATCCAACAAGGTGATGAACCAGCATCTAAATTTTCTAAAGCCGCTCAAGATGCAGCAGAAGATATGAAAGAAAAAGATGTTGATGACTTCGCATCAACAAAGCACAAAGGACTTCCTAAAAAGGTAGAACAATACCTTCGTCAAAAAATCAGAAAATCAGTAGAAGAAATGATTAAAGAGGATTGGTTCGATAGATTAAGTTCAGACGACCAAAAGAAATATGTAAAATCCCACCCTGGTAGTAAAAAAGCAAAACAAGCAGCTCACGATAAAGAAAGAGAAAAAAGAGCAAGGAAAATAAGAAGTAAAAATTATACTGTTGACGGAGACGGAAATATTGTAAAAGTTAAGAAAACAAAAGAAGACCCAAAAAAACAAGCAAAACATATGGCAGCATTGAAAAAAGGTTATATGCCGGGTGACGATAATTATGAGAAGTTTGTAAAAGAAGATTATGTTGAAACTTGTGGTTATACACAAAGTGTTGACGGAAAAAAATTAAAAACACCTGGTGCAACTGGAGAAGAGGACAGACACTTAAAAGAAGCTTTCACAGGTGGAGATAGAAAAATATTGTTTGTAATAGCAAGAGAACTCGCAGACAATCTTAAGAAAGTAGGTCTAAAAGGAAAACAATTAGAAAGAGTAATGTCAAGTGCTATTTTGTCTATGAGATACGATAAAAGTAATTTAAATTATAAAAAATTTAAAAGATTTTTTCCAAGAGGATATAACTCTAAATTGGTTAAAAGACTATTGGACAAATTCCACGACCAATACGACGCAGTTCGATGGACATTTATTAGACAAGCAATAGGAAATAGAGGAGTTAAAGTCGGTGATATAGTAAGGTTTCGTGATGAACATAGAAGACCAGTTAGTCAAAGAGTAAAAGTTAAGTGGATAATGAAATCCAAACCTAATAAAGAATTTGTAGATTTTAACTATATAACAAACAAAGGAACTTTTCACGACCAACATTTACAAGGAACTAAAGCTTGGAAATTATATTATAGTAAAGAGAGAAGAGAATCAGTAGAAGAAGAAAGAGATTACAAAACAGAATACAAGAAATATGGTTCATCTACAAAGGCAAAGAAATATAGAGCCGAATTAAATCAGTATAACAGAAAAAATGGAACTTATGGTAATGGTGATGGTAAAGATGCATCACACAAAGGTGGAAAAATTGTGGGATTTGAAAAAGAATCAACAAATAGAGGTAGAGCTGAAAAGAGTCGTTTGAAGAAAGAATCAGTAAATGAAAGAATTATGTTAAAATATAATGGAAGACCAATTACGACTATTCATTATAATGGTCCAGTTTCTGATATGATTACAACAAGCACTCGTTCTTGGATGGTTTTTGATGATGAAAAAGATGTTAAAAAGACATTCAAAAGTCATTTAGACGATATTAAAAAAGATAAAGATTATACTAAAGAAGATTTAGAAACATTTAAAAAAATGCTGAAAAAAATAAAGATGACCAAAACAGAATCAGTAAATGAAGCAAGATTAGACCCAAAACAATTACTACAACAATTAGGTGGTAATAAATTTATCACAATGGTAGGTGCTAAAAATCTTGCAGTTGATAAATCAAAAAATGAATTACATATGAAAATTATGAGAAATGCAAAAGGTGTATCGCATGTTAGAATCAAATTAACATCAAGAGATTTATACGATATGGAATTCATACAAGTAAGAGCTGGTAAAATAACAATTAAATCAAGAGTAAAAGGAGTTTATGCCGACCAATTAGGTAAGATGTTCAAAAAGAACACCGGTTTAAATGTAAGATTATAACAAAAATTTTAATATTTGATATTTATTAATAACTAAAGTAACAAGGAAAATTATGGCAAAAATAATTAAATTAAAAAGTTTATTAAAAGAACACGCATTTGCATTAGCAGGTGGTATTGTTTCACAACCAGCATTTCATAACGATATGTCTTTATCTAAAATGGTTAAAGAAAAATATGGTGATGTTGAAAATGAACCTAAAATCAGTTCAGAACAAATTTTATCAAAAATTCAAGAGTTCGGTAATTTAGGTGATACGATTTATCAGTCGGGTGACTTAAAAGAAGCTGCAAAAACTTTATCTGATATCGCAAGTGCAGCAAGTGTTCATACACTAAGAGAAACAGAAGATTGGTTTGACAAAGTTACAGTCAATCGTAATATGAAAGAATTAACAAACTTATCAAAACAATTCGATAGGTTATCAGAAGACGCAAGTTCAGTTCAACAAAGACTATCAGCACTATATGAAGATATGGGAAATGTTTTAAGTCGTTATTATGACTTAAATGAAAATGAGTTGGAAACTAAAATAACAGAAGATGATACTAAATACGCAAAGTTCTTTAGAAGTGCATTAGAAAAATTCGGAGTTAGTTCACCAGCAGAATTGGGTGATAAGAAAAAAGCGTTTTATAACTATGTTGATAAAAATTACCAAGCAAAACAAGAAACAGATTAATGAAACTTAAATCACTATTTACCTACATTAGATAGTGTAAGGGAAAAATATCAACAAAATTCCAAACCAATCAACGAAGCAGAAGGTTGGGGTTTGTTAAATAATGTTTTTTTAAAATTTACAAAACATCAAACTAGAAGACTTGAATTAGCTATGAGAAAAAAAGATGTTAAACAAACTAATGCAGTAATTGATTTAATAATTAGTGGTTTAACTAATGCAAAAAGAAGCACAGGTTTTCCTAAACACTTCAAAGAAATTAAAAAATAAACAAACAGACTAAGAGGTTAAAATGTTAAAGGTTACAGTAAGAGATAACAAAGTAGAACACGCATTAAGACTATTAAAGAAGAAAGTAAAAGACTCTGGATTAATGATTGAATTAAGAGAAAGACAGTTTTTTACAAAACCTTCAGTCAAAAAAAGACTGCAAAGAAAAAGAGCAGCGGTAAATAATAGAAATTTATCAAAAAATCAGTAGTTTTATACAGAAAATGTCTTTAAAAAGACCTAATTTTTTCATACTTTTATATTTATATGTAAACACAATATCGGTCAATCGACCATTTCATATATTGTATATTAATAACCTTATTATAGTTCCCAATAGCTATATTTGATTCCAACGGAGAAATAAAATGGATGATATTTTAAAAGAAGCAATCGCTGATGCTAAAGCACTGCGTGCTACTGCATTAGAAAATGCTAAAATAGCTCTTGAGGAAGCGTTTACACCGCGTCTAAAAAATATGTTATCACAAAAGATTCAGTCTGAAGTAGAAGACGAAGACGAAGTCGAAGAAGATATGTATGATGAAGACGAGGTAGAAGATGGACACGAAGAAGAAACAGTAGAACCAGAATTATCTGATGAAGATGATGAAGGTGAAGCAGAATTATCTGATGAAGATGATGAAGTTGTTCCAGCAGAATTATCTGATGAAGATGATGAAGTTGTTCCAGCAGAATTATCTGATGAAGATGAAGAAGGTGAAGATGATATCATTGAAATAAATGGTATTAAATACGCCCCAATAGTTTCTGAAGATGACGAAGAAGTTCCAGCAGAACTATCTGATGAAGATGATGAGGCAGAAGCCGAATTATCTGATGAAGATGAAGATGAATTAGATTTAGAATCAGTTATTAAAGAACTTGAGGAAGAATTAGATACATCTGCAGTAGGTGATGCTGAGAACAAAGAACCTTCGGATTCTGCGAGTGATTCATCTGATATCGGACAAGGTTCGGAAGAACCATCTGATGCATCTGACGAAAGTGAAGGTTCAGAAAATGATGACGATTCAGTTATCAAAGAACCTGTAACAGAAAACGAAGACGCAGAAGAACTGTCTGATGAAGACGAAGAAATCGACCTTGATGAAATTATCAAAGCTCTTGACGAAGAAGAAGCTGATGATAATGACGACAATGGAGATAAAGTTGAAGAATTACAAAACACACTAAAAGAATACAAGGATACAGTTGGTTTCCTTCGTGAGAAATTAAACGAAGTTAATTTATTGAATGCTAAATTACTATTTACAAACAAACTCTTTAGAGGGTTTGGTTTAAATAATAATCAAAAACTTAGAGTCGTTGAACAATTCGATAGAACTAAGAACTTAAGAGAAATCAAACTTGTTTACACTACTTTAGCAGAGTCTTTCAAAGGCAATGATAAACCAAGAGTAAATGAGAACAAAGGTCAAGCTTCAAAGACTGTTCAATCAACTGCACCAAAGAAAGAAGTAATTTCAGAAGGCGCAGAAATGAAGAACAGATTTAAGAAACTTGCAAATTTAATTTAATAGATTAAATTTTAATTTAAACAATATTTAATAAAAATCGGAGAAAAAAATGTCAGATTTGAAAAACATCAATCAATTGCTTGATGGTAACAAAAATCCACACAGACAACTCTTAGAACAAACAAGACAATTAGTTTCCAAATGGGAACCAACTGGTCTATTAGAAGGTATTGATTCTGAAACACAAAGAAGCGGAATGTCAGTATTGCTTGAAAACCAAGCAAATCAACTGGTAACTGAAGCTTCACAAGTGGGAACAGGTTCAAATACTGAACAATGGTCAGGTGTTGCTCTACCGTTAGTTCGTAGAATTTTTGGTGAGTTAGCTGCACAAGATTTCGTATCAGTGCAACCTATGAATTTACCATCAGGTCTAATATTTTATCTCGATTTCAGATACGGAAGTGCCGCAACTAACTTTAGTTCAGGCCAAAATGTCCACGGTGTAACATCAGCTTCTGGTGATGCAACCGAAGGACTTTATGGTGCAGGTAAATTCGGATATTCTATTAATGATAGAACAGTAACACTAAACACAGGTTCATACTCAACTTCATCAGTAAACTTTTCTGATGTAGATTTTGAACCATCATTAACAGCGTCTTTCACAAATTTAAGACAAATTATCATAGCTAAAACAGCTATTGATTCTAATGCTGACTTTAATGGTGTAAGAGCTTTTGAAATTAGTGGTAGTGCAGGAGCAGGATTAGACGCAACTTATCCAGCTTATACTGCAGTAACTGGTTCTAATGTCAGATTCGTAGTCGACCCAACAGCCCCAACTGGTGCAGCTTCATTGTATGCATTATCAGTTCAGGTTAAGGTCAAATACCACCAACAACCAGCTGATACTTCAAGAGGAGATTTTGAAGCTACAGCAAGTGGAACAGGTGCAGAATCAGATGCAGGAATACCTGAAATTAATATCGCACTAAGAAGTGTTGCAATCGTTGCAAAAACTCGTAAACTAAAAGCTGTATGGACTCCTGAGTTAGCTCAAGACCTAAACGCTTATCATTCAGTTGACGCTGAAGCAGAACTAACATCACTATTAAGTGAATATATTTCAATGGAAATTGATTTAGAAATCCTTGATATGTTGTTAAGTGGTGCTTCTGCTAAGACAGAAAGATGGTCAGCTTTTGTTGGACGCGAGTATGACAGTGGTCTTTTCAAGAACACTGCAACTAATGCTTCCGCATATACAAAAGGTGAATGGTTCCAGACTTTAGGAAACAAGATACAAGCCGTATCTAACGCTATACACCAAAAAACTCTAAGAGGCGGAGCTAACTTTATTGTAATCTCACCTGAAACAGCAACAATCCTTGAATCAATTCCTGGATATGCTACAACTTCAGATGGTGCAGTAGATAGTTCTTACGCTATGGGTGTTCAAAAAGTTGGTCTATTAAACAATAGATTCAATGTATACAAGAACCCTTATATGACTGAGAATCAAATCCTTTGTGGATTTAGAGGTTCAAACTTCTTAGAAACAGGTGCTGTATATGCTCCATATGTACCGTTAATTATGACACCGTTAGTTTATGACCCAACTAACTTTACACCGCGTAAAGGCGTTATGACTCGTTATGCTAAGAAATTAGTAAGAAGTGAGTTCTATGGTAAAGTTATTGTTGCTGATGTAGACAAAGTGTAGTAAGTAACATTACAGAAATCGAGTAGTTAATTTTTAATTAACGACCAACAATTAACCCCCAGTTCTCTGGGGGTTTTTTGTATCGTATAATAATCGTTTTTCTCAACTTCTTATATTTATTTACAGAACTATTTAACGGAGAAAAATATGGCTCAAGAACCAATATGGCCTGGTTCAGGTTCAGCAGTTAGTGGAAATACCCCTTTTGGAACTTATGATGATGATTCAACTTATCAAACAGAAGCTCCAAAATACGCTGATTGGTGTGCAAAAAGATTAGGTTATCCACTAATGAATGTGGAATTACAAGACAAACAATTTTATGCTTGTTTAGAGGAATCTGTGACTGAATATTCAGCACAAGTAAATCAATTCAATATTAGAGATAATTTACTTTCCCTACAAGGACAATCAACATCATCAAATTTAACTCATAAACGAGTAACCCCGAATTTAGGAAGAAGTGTGTTTTTATCACAAGCTTACGGAACTGAAGCGGGCGTTGGTGGTTTCGTAGATATAAAATCAGGTTCTATTGATTGTGTTAGTGGTTCACAAGATTATGACTTAAACGCAATATGGGCAGATGTATCTGAATCTGGAAAAGCAATAGAATTGAAAAGAGTATTCTATGAAGAAAAACCAGCAGTTCAAAGATATTTTGACCCTTATGCAGGAACTGGAGCTGGGACACTAAATTTATTAGACCAGTTCGGATTTGGTAATTATTCACCAGCAGTATCATTTTTAATGATGCCAGTTTACGCAGATATGTTAAGATTACAAGCGATTGAATTAAATGACCAAGTAAGAAAGTCGGCCTTTACATTTCAATTAAGAAATAATAAATTAAGAATTTTCCCAAGACCAACATCAGGATTTAAACTACATTTCAATTATTTAGTTACTTCTGATAGGGATAATGCATTAGTTACAGAACATTCAGGAAGTTCAGATGTAATTTCCGACTTTTCCAATGTTCCATATGATAATATGACTTATGGACATATTAATGATGTGGGAAGACAATGGATTAGAAAATATGGTTTAGCTCTAACAAAGGAATTATTGGGTATAATTAGAAGTAAATATGGTTCTATCCCGATTCCGGGTGCAGAAACAAGCTTGGACGGTGATACTTTACGAAGTGAAGCGGCAGCCGAAAAAGAAGTTCTTGTTACACAACTTAGAGAAATGCTTGACCAAACTTCTCGTAGAGCACTACTTGAAGCGGACAAGGATGAATCAGAGTTCCTACAAGAAAAACTTAAAAGAGTTCCTTATCCAATCTACATAGGTTAGGAGAAAGAAGATGGCAAACCCACGATTTTTCGGAAAAAAAGATTTAGATATATTTGATAGAGTTAATAAAGAACTTATCGGTGATTTAAATAATGCGAATAGTGGGATAATTGACCAAACTGTAATTATCTACAAAATATCAGCAGGTAATACAGAAACAAATATGTATGGTGAATCATCAAGTGGAAAGGTTTGGAAACCTGGTATTGAAATAGCTTGTTTGGTTACATCAGATGATATGACATATAATACAGATGAATTTGGTCCTGATTTAAGACAAGCAGGAACATTTTCTTTTGTGAGACAATCTTTAAGAGACTTAAGTTTAGTATTGGAAATAGGAGATGTTATCGAGTGGTTCACAGCTTATTGGGAGATTTCAAATATAAATGAAAACCAATTAGTCGGTGGACAATATAAACAACTTGATGGACAACACATTCATTCAGTCATATGTAGTGCTAACTTGTTAAGACGAGGAAATCTTAACATTGAAGAAGTGAGAAGTATTTAATGGAACGAAGTAAAACTTTACCAAGAAAAGAAGAAATATTATCAACGAGAAAGAACTTTAACAGAGGGTATGATACCACTCGCACAGATGATAAAGTAAAAAATATTTCAGTTGGATTAATGGATATTGATGCAGCTATTATGTATTACTTTAATGAAGTAATCAAACCAACTGTAACGGATAACAATGAAGTCGTAAAAGTTCCTGTTTATTATGCAAATCCTGAAAGATGGAAAATTATTCAGAAAAACGGGTATCTACGAGATGTTAAAGGACAAATGATTACACCTTTAATTATATTCAAAAGAACATCAGTTACTAAAGATGAAAGCAACACATTTTTAGCTCGTTCAATCGCTCCAGCATCATCTAATTATACATTTTTAAAAAAATACACAAAAGAAAACAGATTTACACAAACTTCTACATTATTTGAAAATGATGAACCGTTAGAAGAAGCACACAATGTTGTAATGCCAAGTTATGTGACAGTAAATTATAATTGTGTTGTATTTACACCTTATATAGACCAAATGAATGAAATTATAGAAAAGATTAGTTGGGCAAAAAAATCATATTGGGGTGAACCAGATAAATTTAAGTTTAGAGCAGGTATTACATCATTTACAGACACTTCAGAATTTGAAGGTGAAAGAATTATTAAAAACACATTTGATTTAAGTATGAAAGGATATTTAGTTCCATATTCATTTGATAATATTGTTAATACTCAAAAAGAATATTCAAATAGAATTGGATTGGAATTAGGAGTTGAATAATGACCACAAGAACAAAACCATTACCACGAAAAGAACGAATACTGAAAGGTAGAGAACTTAATAGAGGACTACAACGAGGTAGAGGTTCTGAAACAAACCAACGAAAAGATACAGTAAAAAATGTATCAGTTGGATTGATGGATATTGATGCGGCTATTATGTATTATTTTAATGAAGTAATTAAACCAACCGTCAATATTAATAAACAAGAAGTTAAAGTTCCTGTATTTTATGCTAACGCAGAGAGATGGAAATCAATCCAAAAAGACGGTTATGTTCGTGATGTTAAAGGTTCTTTGATTACACCACTAATTGTTTTTAAAAGAACATCTATGGAGGCCAACGAAACTTTACCAATAGATAAATTAGATGCAAATGACCCAAAACAATTTTATACCTTTGAAAAGAAATATTCTAAAAATCAACGATACGACAGATTTTCAGTCGTTCAAGGTTTATTAAACCAAAAAGAATATTATACTATCGCAATGCCAGACCATATGAAATTGAATTATGAAGCGATTGTTTGGACACCATATATTGAGGATATGAATACAATTATTGAACAAATCAATTTTTCAGACGGAGCGTATTGGGGAGAACCAGACAAATTTAAGTTCTTATCATCAATAGATTCATTTGAAGATGCAACAGAGATGTCTGACAACGAAAGAATTATTAAGACGACATTCAATATGAGTTTTAAAGGTTATCTCGTTCCCGAGTCATTTAACGAGTTTATGACTACACAGAGATACTTCACACCAAAACAAGTGGTTGTTGAAGATGAATCTGGGTTAGTTGTATCATCATTATTTTCTCCAGATAGTAGAAGTGAAAAGGTTAGTATTTTTTCAATAGGACAATCATCTATACGAAGTGGATTAGGAAGTGCCACAGATTTTATTAGAGGTTCTTCAGAGGGAGTAGGAACACAAGCACAAGATTTAGAATTTACAAATACTTATGGTGGTAGAACTTACTATATAATGAGAGGTGGTGGAGAACCAACATCATCAAGAGATGATAAAGCGTTAATATCAGTTTCAAATGCAAATTCTATGTATAATTTAAAATCATTTAGAGTATCTGGTAGTCAATCATCATCTTTATCTGCAAGTAAAGGACAAATTTATCAACCAACATTAGAAACAGATAGACGAATAATGAGTTCATCAGTTCAAGTAAAATTAAATGGATTAGAAATTACATCAGCTAATGACCAAGTTGGATATACAAGTGGATTTGATTATTATCTTTCAAGTTCATATAAAGATGTTGTGATAAGAAAAAGACAATCAGATAATAGTGGATTTACATTAACGAATTCTGATTATGTAACAATTATATTCCAAAATGAGATGACATAATGGCACGACAAAGAGAAATAGATAAAAGAACAGGATTAAAAACAAAGACAAGACCATTTATGTTACCAGTAAGTGAATCATCTTTTTCTGCAGATAGAATTAGATTTAGAGATACTGGGAGTGTGTTTTTAGATTATACTATTGATAATAAAAATGGATTTCCTGTAGTTGATACAGACATAGTTCATTTGTCTGGCGGAAACGAAAGATATCTTAATCAAAGAGAACATTTTACATATTCAGAACGAACAACTGATACTTTATATTATAATGAGTTCCAGCCAACAATAGCTGACAATTATCGTATCAGAAATGGTTCATTACGAATATTTATTAACGGTGTTGAACAATCTTCTAATACTGACCAAACAGCGTCAGCATCAGCAGACTTTTTTGTAGATTCAACACAGAAAAAAGTTAGAATACACACATTAACTTACGATAATTACGGAGTTAAATTAAAAAGTGGTTCGGTAGTAACAGAAGGTGATAGTAATTTTTTACCACCAACTACAACAGGAGATGGAAGCGAGTCTTCCATACAAATTAGTTTTCAGAGAGAGGCCTCATTATGAGTTTAATTGATTTAACAACACAAGCACAAGCCCCACAAACAGGTGGTTTAAGTTTACAAAGTTCAGCAACAACAAGTTCTTTAACTGGATTATATACATTAGAGTTTGATAACATAAATGTAGATAACATTGGAACAGGTAGTTTGAACATTGGAGCAGTCAATACCTTAACAGCAGGTAAATTAAAATTAGCCCACACAACAGACCCAGTGATTATGGATGCCGCTGATAATACTGCAATACAACTATTAACAACTGGATATCCAAGTGGTAGTATAAAAATATTTGGAGATTTAATTGTTCAAGGTTCAGCCTCTTATAATAATGTTTCTACTTTCGCAGTGGAAGACCCAATTATAGATTTAAACTTTACTGGTTCAACAGCACTATCATCAACAGATTCTGGAATACGAGTTGGTAGAGTAGGTTCTACAAATGCAGCATTAGTATTTGACCATAGTGAAACCAGATGGGCAATAGATAATGCAGCTGGAAGTTATATAAATATTGTAGGAGCTTCAACAACAGACACATTAACTAATAAAACAATTACAAGTTTAGCCACTTCAACAATGGCATCAGCTGGTAATTTAACATTTAGTGGTGACGGAGAAGTATTAGGACTACCAGCCGCTCCAACAGCACAAGGTTCAGCAGTTTCAAAAGCTTATTTAAATGCACAATTAACAGGAAGTGTAACTTCATCTGGATTAAATTATTTAAGAAAAAATTATGTAAAGGTAGCAACTGGTGTAACTGGTTCAGCAACCGCAAGTTTCGCAGCAACAACAGCATCCGCACCAAGTGGTATGACAGCAACATCTGAAAACGATTTCATATTCTTTATGAATGGTGGATATATGGAACATAACGCTGTTGAAATAGAACAAAGTGGTTCAATATTTTTATTAAAAATAAATACAAGTGATTTAGGATACAATCTTGAAAGTGATGATGAAATTATCGCACAAGGGAAGTTTAATTCATAATGGCCGATTTAAAGAGAAAACAATTAAAAGAGTTTTTATCAGGTTCATTTGGAATAACTGGTTCGTTAAATGTAACGGGTTCAGTTGAGTTTGATAAAGATATAAGTGGTTCACTCACTTCTACTGGTTCATTTAGTAGAATTGTCGGTGATACAATATCAGTATCCAATTCAATATTTGCAAGTGGTTCTACCGTTCAAACTTTAATGGATGCAACTGGTTCTTACGCATCCGCATCAACAACTTATATTATTGAATCAGAAACTGGTTCATTTGCAACAGGTTCTGATGTTCAAGGACTTTTAGATACTTATGTAAGACAATCCGAGTCGAGTTCCTTTGCAAGTGGTAGTGATTTACAACCTATCCTTGCAGAAAGTTCCAGTTATGTAGTAGAAAGTGAAACAGGTAGTTTTGCGAGTGGTAGTGATTTACATCAGTTCCTTGCAGAAAGTTCCAGTTATGTGTTAGAATCAGAAACTGGTTCATTTGCAAGTGGTAGTGATGTTCAAGTAATACTCGCAGAAAGTGCATCATATGTGGTTTCTACGAATACTGGTTCTTATTTACAAAACGCAGATACTGCATCGTTAGGTGCAACACAAATAAATTCAACATTATATGTTGTAGGAAATATCACCACATCAGGTTCAATGACAGCACAAGAATACCACACAGAAGTGGTTTCGTCATCAATTATTTATGAAAGTGGTTCTACAACATTTGGTGACACTTTAGATGATATTCATAGAATTACAGGTTCATTACAAATAACTGGTTCATCATTTACTATTGATGATGTCGGTGGAGTGAGTGGTTCATTAACTTCAACCGCATCATTTGGAAAATTAGAACTTGTTGATTCAGTTCATATTTCCCCGTTTGCAAGTGGAAGTGATTTACACCAAATATTAGCAGAAAGTTCCAGTTATGTAGTAGAAAGTGAAACTGGTAGTTTCGCAAGTGGTAGTGATTTACATCAATTCCTTGCAGAAAGTTCCAGTTATGTGTTAGAATCAGAAACTGGTTCGTTTGCAAGTGGAAGTGATGTTCAAGTAATACTTGCAGAAAGTGCGTCTTATGTAATGTCCACTTTAACTGGTTCATATGCAAGTGGTAGTGATTTACACCAATTCCTTGCAGAAAGTGCATCATATTTAGTTGCAGACACTTCTATGTCTTTTGTAAATGTAAGTAGTTCATTAACTTCAACTGGTTCTTTTGGTAGAGTTGATGTAGCAGAAAATACATTTATAATTGGAAATCTTGGTGTTGGAACAAATGTTGTTGGACAAAAATTACAAGTTGATGGTGATACTGGCATAACAGGACAATTAGATGTAACTGGTTCAGTAAGTGGTGGATTAACTTCAACTGGTTCGTTTGGTTGGGTTGAAGAATTAGGAGTTAAGGTTGTAAACTCTAACCAAACTGCATCATTTGCAAGTGGTTCAGATTTACATACAATACTTGCACAAAGTGCATCTTATTTATTGAATGCAGCAACAGCCTCTATGGGAGTTACTACATTTAATTCTAATATAAATGTTCTTGGAGATATATACACTTCTGGTTCTATTACAGCAAGAGAATTTAAAACAGAGTATGTTTCATCATCTATTATATATGCGTCTGGTTCAAACCAATTTGGAGACACAGGAGATGATGTTCACGAATTTAGTGGTTCAATAAAAATTGGTAATTTAACCTTCTCAACAAGTAGTATCGGAGTCCAGAGTGACACAGACCTTATTTCCCTATCTGACGACACTTTCACCTTAAATGGTAGTATAGTTATCAATGACGGAGCCAACATTGGTATAGATGCTGACCCAAATCTATTAGATTTAAATGACCAAAATCTTATTATAAATGGAGTATTAGATTCAACAGGTAGGATTGATGCACAAAGTGGATTACAAGTATCAGGTTCATCATTAACAGTCGGAAACGACTTAACTCTAAATTACACTTCCCCAGTCAGTCATAGTTTAATGTTTGTAAATTATACGAACAAAACTGTGGACTTAGTTCCAGTAGCTTCCGCAAGTGGCCAGTTAGTTCAATTCAATGGAACTACTTGGATAATTACTGATGAAATTGACGGTGGAAGTTTCTAAAATAAAATCCCCAACTTTTTAACTTTCTTATATTTATTAATGACTATAAATATAGTTAAATTTTATATAAAATAAGTAAAACCATATGGCTCAATCAATTAAATTAAAACGAAGTGCCGTCGTTGGTAAAACACCACTAACATCATCTTTAGAATTAGGTGAGTTAGCCGTAAATACTACTGACGGTAAAATCTATTTTCATCGCTCAAGTTCGAGTGATGATACTGTCCAAACTGTATTCACAACAGATTCAACCATAACAGGTTCATTAAAGTTATCTGGTTCACAACACATTTCAGGTTCAATAGGAGTAATGGATGATATTACCTTTATCGGTGATATGTCAAGTTCATTAACTTCCACATCATCTTTCAGTAGATTAATTTCAGTAGAAACAGCTTCTATTGGATATTTAATCGCAACAGGTAGTAATTTCGCAACATTTTCAGATAATACTGGTTCATTTGCATCAGGTTCTGATTTACAAGTTATACTCGCAGAAAGTGCCTCTTATGTAGTTTCTACAAACACAGGTTCTTTCTTACAAAATTCAGATACTGGTTCATTGGGAGACATTAGTGGTTCAATCACATCAACGGCCTCATTTGGTAAAATATTCGGAGATGGAAGTGATTTAGATAATTTACCAGAATCATTTACCGCCGCAGATATTAGTGGTTCATATTTGGGAATGTTATCCGCAAGTCACGATTTAACACTCGGATTAGGAGTGAGTGGTTCAATCACATCAACAGCCTCATTTGGTAAAATATTAGGTGATGGTGGAGATTTAACAAATGTAGCAGACCCAGCCGCTATTAGTGGTTCATATTTAGGAATGTTGT